GCAGAAGATCTATGACGAACGCACGATATATAAAAAGGCCATGCTCCAAGCAAAGAGGGATTATGAAAAAAGTCCCTCTACTAAGTTACAAAAAGATATTAGTAAATTCAATAATATCCAAATGGCTAGAAAAATACAGCTCAATTCAGCTTATGGAGCCATTGGAAACCAGTACTTTAGATATTACAACCTATCGAATGCTGAGGCGATTACTCTCAGTGGGCAGGTTAGCATCCGTTGGATTGAAAACAAAATGAATCAGTACCTTAATACGGTACTTAAAACTGAGGAGGAAGATTATGTTATTGCCAGTGATACTGATAGTATCTACCTCAACCTTGGTCCTTTGGTTGAAAGTGTATACAAAGGCAGAGAGAAAACTGATGAGGGCGTTGCTAGGTTCCTTGACAAGGTGTGTCAAACTAAATTTGAACCTTTTATTGAGAGTTCTTACCAAGAATTGGCCGAGTACGTTGGAGCATACGAACAGAAGATGATAATGAAGCGAGAGAACATCGCTAACAAAGGTATATGGACTGCTAAGAAAAGATATATTCTCAACGTATTTAATAGTGAAGGTGTTCAGTATGCTCAACCTAAGTTAAAGGTTATGGGTATAGAGTGTGTTAAATCATCTACACCAGGTGCATGTAGGGATAAGATTAAGGAGTGTTTGAAGGTTATTATGAACGATGGTGAAGAAGCAGCACAAGATTTTATTAAGAATTTTAGAGATGAGTTTGATACATTACCTGTTGAGGACATATCATTTCCGAGAGGATGTAATGGAATAAATAAGTGGGCGAATCCATCCAGTATATACAGCAAAGGCACACCCATACATGTGCGTGGTGCGTTGCTGTTTAATCATTATAATAAGAAGAACAAGTTACAACATAAGTATCCACTAATACAAGACGGAGAAAAGATTAAATTTGTTTATCTTAAGACACCAAATAAGATAGGAGAGAATGTAATTTCTTATTTACAAACTCTTCCTACAGAATTTGGGCTTGACAAACAGGTAGACTATGACTTACAATTCAGCAAGAGTTTTCTTGACCCAATCAAAGTCATTATGGATACAATCGGATGGAAGCCAGAAAAAATTGCTAGTTTGGAGTTCCTATTCGGATGACCACATACATTGTTGAATATCAGAAAGCTTTCGGTGCTGGTGCTATGCCAGAGGAGAAAGAGTTCTTTGATAAAACAGAAGCAGAATGGTTTGAGAAAGCCATGAAGCGTTCAAATTACATTACAAAATTATTTAAGAAAAGTCCATGAGTTTTTTACAGGATGTAGTAAAGGAGATAGGTAATGAGTATGCTTCTCTCGTTAGTGATGGTGTTGCTGCTGGCGACACTTGTTCGTTTATCGATACAGGTTCGTACATCTTTAACGGACTTGTCTCAGGAAGTATCTACGGAGGTATTCCAGGGAACAAGATCACAGCTATTGCAGGTGAGTCAAGTACTGGCAAAACATTTTTCTGTCTTGGCGTTGTACAGCATTTCCTCGAATCTAATCCTGATGCTGGCGTTATTTATTTTGAGTCTGAGAGTGCATTAAGTAAACAGCAGATAGAAGAGAGGGGTATAGACTCTTCTCGTATGATGATTGTTCCTGTCACTACAGTACAAGAATTTAGAACACAATCTATCAGAATATTAGACAAATATTTAGAACAACCTGTTGATCAGAGAAAACCCTTAATGTTTGTTTTAGATTCTCTTGGTATGTTATCTACAACTAAGGAAGTTGAGGATGCTGAAGCAGGTAAAGAGACTCGTGACATGACTAGAGCACAGATTGTTAAGTCAATCTTTAGGGTTCTTACTCTTAAATTAGGTAAAGCAAACGTCCCAATGTTGGTTACCAACCATACATATGATGTAGTAGGTGCGTATATTCCTACAAAAGAAATGGGAGGTGGAAGTGGACTTAAATACGCAGCAAGCACAATCATATATCTTAGCAAGAAGAAAGAAAAGGATGGTAAAGAGGTTGTGGGAAATATTATTAAATGCAAAACAGCTAAAGCTAGATTAACTAAAGAGAACAATCAAGTAGAGGTAAGACTTTATTATGACACAGGACTGGACAAGTATTACGGACTATTGGAATTGGGTGAGAAGCATGGAGTATTTGAACGAAAGGGCAACCGCATTAGTATTGGTGGGTCTAATGTTTATCCTTCTGCAATTCTTGCCGACCCAGAAAAATACTTCACCCCCGAACTAATGCAAGCATTAGATGAATGTGCATCCAAGGAGTTTAAATATGGTAACTAAATTATCTGATTACGTTAAGTGCTATGATAATATGATTAATGATTCTCTTTGTAATGAGATCATTGAATCATATAAACAATCAGGTACTACCTATGTTAATAGGGAACAACGACCTACTTTCCATGAACTTAATATATCTAAGAAGTTCAAAGCAAAGGATCCCCTATGGGAGAAACCTCAAAAAGTTTTAACAGAAACATTTATTGATGTTGTCAATCTTTATATGGAAGATCTAGAAATCGCTAGAGATTTTCCTGTCAAGTATACTTTTGAGGAGTACCGTATGAAACGGTATGAGGCTAATGACTATGATCAATTTAAAGATCATGTTGATGTACAAGACTATGGTTCTGCACGTCGTTTTGTTGTTATGTTCCTCTATTTAAATGATGTTTTAGAAGGTGGTGAGACAAACTTTCCTAAATTGGACTTGGCAATTAAACCAAAACAAGGTAGAATACTTGTGTTCCCTGCTAATTGGCAGTACAGACATGCAGGTCTTCCTGCAAAGTCGAACGACAAATACATTATCGGATCTTATCTCCACTATCTAGAATGACTTTAGAAGTTACTATCCTTAGTAATTTAATCTACAATGAAAAGTATACTCGTAAGGTAATACCTTTTCTCAAGTCAGATTATTTTACTACGAAGTCTCATAAAGTAATCTTCTTAGAGATACATGAGTATGTTGGTAACTATAATGCGTTACCTTCTTTGAATGCTTTAGGAATTGAATGTCAAGAACGTACTGATCTATCTGAAGATCAGTTCAAAGATATCATGGAGGTACTAAGTGCGTTATCGAAGGAGGAAACAGACTTTGATTGGATCGTTGATACAACAGAGAAGTGGTGTCAAGAGAGAGCGATTTATCTCTCGCTTATGGAGAGTGTCAAGATCGCTGACGGTCAGGATGAGAAGAGGGATAAGGGGGCTATTCCACAAATATTAAGTGATGCATTAGGTGTATCATTTGATCAACATGTAGGACATGATTACTTACAGAACTACCAAGAACGATTTGACTTCTATCATAAGAAAGAGTCCAAGATTCCTTTTGATCTGGAATTCTTTAACCGTATTACAAAAGGTGGCATTCCGAATAAAACACTTAACATTGCTCTCGCTGGTACTGGTGTTGGTAAGTCTTTGTTTATGTGTCATGTCGCAGCTTCAGTTCTTTTACAAGGAAAGAATGTACTATACATTACGCTTGAGATGGCTGAAGAAAAAATTGCAGAGAGAATTGATGCTAATCTTTTAAACGTACCTATTCAAAAATTACCTGAGTTACCTCATGTAATGTATGAGAATAAGATTAATAAGTTGATGAAGAAGACAAAGGGTAAGTTAATTATTAAAGAGTATCCTACTGCATCAGCACATGTTGGACATTTCAAATCATTGTTACAAGAATTGTCCTTGAAGAGAAGTATTAAACCTGATATTATATTTGTAGATTATTTAAATATTTGTGCCTCCCAAAGGTACAAAGGTTCTATAGTAAATTCCTATACTTATGTCAAAGCAATCGCAGAGGAACTTAGGGGTCTCGCAGTTGAGGCGAACGTTCCGATTGTATCTGCCACTCAAACTACTCGTAGCGGCTACGGTAGTAGCGATGTCGACCTTACTGACACCTCTGAATCTTTTGGACTCCCTGCTACTGCTGACCTTATGTTTGCCCTTATTTCTACAGAAGAGTTGGAAGATCAGAATCAAATAATGGTCAAGCAATTAAAGAATAGATACTATGACCCTACTCTAAACAAAAGATTTGTCGTAGGTATTGACAGATCTAAGATGAGGCTGTATGATGTCGATGACGCTCAGAAAGATCTAGTTGATGCTGGTGAACCTGAGATTGACTTAGTAAAAAAATTCACACCAAAGAAAACTTTTCAAGATCTAAAGTATGACTAAGCGAGTAAATACGGATTCCTATATGGAATTCGTTAATGCAGTAACATCTGAAGAATCTAAGGATTACATTCCATTTAATTCTAGATGCTTTGAGATACAGTCTGGTGATGATGGAATTCCTATTCATCGGTTAATCACTGCTGCCCTTGGTATGGGAGCAGAGTCAGGAGAGTTTACTGAGGTAGTAAAGAAAATTGTCTTCCAAGGTAAACCAGTTAATGAAGATAATATTTTTCATATGAAGAGAGAACTTGGAGACATCATGTGGTATGTTGCTCAAGCATGTATGTCACTTGATACTACAATCGATGAAATCATTGAGATGAATGTAGAGAAGTTACAGGCAAGATATCCTGGTGGATCATTTGATGTCCACTACTCAGAAAACAGACAAGAAGGTGACGTATAATGCATTTAGTTTTACCTATCATTTGTATTGGTCTAATCTGTTTAGTAATAGTCTATTCAGTTATAAATCGATATGACCCTCATTAAAGCATGGAGGATTTGGAAGTATGCACTGGGTTCATTCTCTGACGAAAAGACTAGACGCTACGACAACTACGTTGTTCTGGTACGTACTTTTATTTTCATATCTTATCTCGTCACTAACTGTTTTATTATTAGCGGAGTAATCCGACACTGGAATTAATTATGCCATTATCAGAACAAGTTGAGACCTCTCTTGTAGAGGCACAAGAAAACTTACGCAACGCATTATCATTTGCAGCACGTACTGAGAAACCATACATCTCAAAACATATTGCAGACATGATGTCTAACATTGATAACCTCATACATGTGGTACCATTACTAGAGCAAGTCGAAGAAGGACTTAATGATAGTTTATGAATCTTCTGCAAAACTATATTGATATATACAAACCAAAAGAACCTATTCTATCAGAGAAAGAGATAAACTCTTTACAATGGCAAAAAGGAGAGTGGACAGATGAATCTGGTGATTTTATGCAGTATCAAAATTGTGGAGCAGCAGAATGTTATGAACAATCCATGTATGATAGACTTACAGGTTGGGCAAGAGATTGTGTAACCACCTACTCATTACAAAGAGAATTTAATATCAATGCAGGAAGTTCACCCAGATTTAATCGTTATGGTGAAGGTGAATTTATGGAGAAACATCACGATCACATATACAGTTGCTTTGATGGAAATCAAAAAGGTATTCCAGTTCTCAGTATAATTGGAATTCTTAATGAAGAATACGAAGGAGGAGATTTAGTATTCTATCTTGATGGTGAAGAATATACACCAAAACTAAAAACGGGAGACACCATAGTGTTCCCGTCTGCTTTTCCTTGGTCACATGAAGTAAAACCTGTTACTTCTGGCACAAGATATAGTTGGGTGTCTTGGGCTTGGTAAATAAATATTAGTGGAGACCTGTGTCTGACTAATGGCAATAACAATACCCCCAAATAATAAACAAGCATTCGAAGATGTAATGGATGCATTAGGGGGTGATGATTATTCGTATTACTTATTTGATGTTAAGAATGTAGAGGACAAGGACTCAACTAAGAAAGTTCAGATAGCATTAAAAGTTTTTGTTCCTCAAAATAAAAGAAGTACAGCAGTTGAAAATATAAAAGGTGCATTGGATGAGAAATATCCAGGAATTACAATTAATGCAAAGGGTACTTCCTTAGATATTCCTATAAGAGATAAGCAAGTTATTAGAATAGAAGTTAAACCAGAGAACAGTAAAGGATCTGGTGGTGGTGCTGCACAAACTACACTAGTAGAATCTGCACAGTGTGTTTATGCTGCTATGAGATATTATTGTCCTAACATAGAAAAGAAGAAAGCATTTACTGAAGAAGATTTTAAATGTGGTATGAAACATTGTGAGGTAACTTCTAAATTAGATGAAATTATGACGTTGGGAAAAGACTGGCAAGAATCATCTTGGGCAGGTGCTAAGGAGATCTTTGATAAGGTACAAGGTAGTGGATGGACATTTGTTAGAGGTGATGCCATCATCGATGATGGTGCAGTTAAGAATGCATTTAATAGAGTAAAAGGTCAGACTAATTTATCATCAGAAGACAAATGGAATCCTGCTGATATATGGATGGTGAAAGATAAGACTAAAGTAAAGAAACATCTTGACAAAGAAACTACTATTGATTGTTTAAACAATGCTCTATTACAATTGCGAATAGAAGAACAGTTAGTTGGTATATCTTTGAAGAAGATTGAAGGTTCCCCTAAAATGAAACTGTTGAATGATATACCTGCTGCAGAGAGAAAGCAGAATGAGAAAGCACACTTTGCAAAGTACGATTTAACATTTGATAATGGTAGAAAGAAAGATAATCATCCTATGGATGTTTATTTGTATTATGGTACAAGTACTTACGAGAAGTTTCAAGCAAGAAACTTTGGTGGTCCTACCAAGGGTGATTGGAAGTTAGAATTGAAAGGTAAGTCTGCTGCACAGGGTAAGATACAAGGTAAGAAGGTACAAGAATTATTAAAGGATGGTAAGTTTGGTACACTACCTGAGTATGGAGGAACAGATACTTGGAGTAAAGCTAAGAATGGTAAGTTAGATGAAGAGATTTATAAATTACTGGTAAAATATAAGGCAAAAGGTTTAAAGAATAAAGCAACTGATCTGACATGGATTCAAAAAGAGGCAGAACAAGCATGGAAGTATAGTAAATATGCAGGATTAAAATTATTAGATTGGGTATCAACTCATAAAGATTCTGATCAGATAATGAAAGAGATATATTTGTATGCATCTTCACAGTCAGACAAGTCTTCTGTGTACTGGAAACTCCAGTAAGGAAAGTGGCACAATGAGACCACAAACAGCGTGTGGATGTAGTATAATATGGGTATCGGAAACGGTTGAGATGCCCAACAAACACCTTGAACACCCAGAAGATTCGATTCTCCAAGGACGTAGGGTTGCAATAGATGCTATTAAGGAACTTGTGACAGTTACTAGACTGTCTGTTAAATGGGACGGTGCTCCTGCTATTGTGTTTGGAACTAACCCTGAGAATGGTAAGTTCTTTGTTGGCACTAAGTCTGTCTTCAACAAACGTTTAATTAAAATCAATTACAGTCATGAGGACATTGATCAGAATCATAAAGGAACTGTCGCAGACATTCTTCGGTTGGCTTTTGATCACCTTCCTCGCATCAATCGTATTATCCAAGCTGATTGGATCGGTGTCGGTGGGGGCAATGTTTATTGTCCTAATACTATTCAATATAATTTTCCTTCCACCATCATTCAAAAAATAATTCTAGCACCTCATACAGAGTATACAGAACTTAGTCCTACTGCTGAGGGTAAGATTGGAGTTAGTCTTGAATCTACTTCTGATTGCTACTTTGTTGATACTAATAATGCTGTAGTAGAACCACCTTTAGGATGGAGACACCTAGCAAAGATACTACCTACACTTCTAGTCGCAAAGGTTCCACAATCCCGCACCGAAGTAGCAAAACATATCAATTCATTTATACGACAAGGTACTCTTCCGCACCCTCAGGAAATGTATGATACATTAGATGCTAAATATAAGGGAGAAGTCAATGTGAGTACCTTTAAGGTATGGCATAAAATCTTCCAACTGAAACAGCGTCTACTCGATGCGATTTTTGTAAATGGAAATGTTGAATGTTACATCGATGGTGAATCTTCTCAGCATGAGGGGTTCGTGACCGTTTCAAATAATCCGTACAAAATTGTAGATCGATTGACCTTTAGTAAAGCAAACTTTAACCTTAGTAAGAATTGGCAGAATGAAAAAGTTCAGTGCTTTCCTAACTGAAGCCGAAAGATCCTTCGCTTCAAAAGAAGCAGAGAAATTAAAACTTAAACATGTAGGGTATGGTAAGTATGCCGATATAAATGGTAACGTTACTCACTTGTCTAAGGATGGTAAACTAATAAAGGTTTCTGCCCAACAAGCAGCAACTGCAACGCAGCAAAATGGAGGAGAAGAAACTGGAAGCGGCGAGGGTCAGGTCGATCAAGGTAGCATATCTGTTACATTTGGAAGATTTAATCCACCTACTGTTGGGCATGAGAAACTTTTAAACAAGGTTGCTCAACAGGCAAAGTCTACTGGAGGAGAGTATAGAATATATCCATCTAGATCTGAAGATCCTAAGAAGAATCCTCTTGATGCAGGAACTAAAATTGGATTTATGAAGCAAGCATATCCTGATCATGCTAATGCTATTCAAAACAATGAAGAGATGAGAACTATCTTTGATGTTCTTACTACTCTTGATGGTGAAGGATATAGTTCAGTAAATTTAGTAGTTGGTGGTGATAGAGTTAGTGAGTTTAATAGTCTTGCACAGAAATATAACGGAGATATATACACATTCGATGAGATCAATGTAGTTTCTGCGGGAGCAAGAGATCCAGATGGTGAAGGTGTGGAAGGTATGTCTGCATCTAAACTTCGTAAGGCAGCAGCAGAAGATGATTTTGATTCCTTTACTAAAGGAATGACAAAGAGTTTAGGTAAAGATGGTACGGAAAAGTTATACATGACTTTACGTCAAGCAATGCAAGTAGAAGAATTTGGTGACGATTTTGCTGAAGCATCATATTATTTGTATGAGATCGCACCTAAATTAGATCCAAGGGGTTTGCGTGAAGCATATTATGATAAAGGATTATATCCTGTAGGAGCTCTTGTAGAGAATGATAACACAGGGATCGTTTCTAAAGTTGTTAGTCGTGGTAGCAATTACGTCATCTCTATTGATGAGCGTGATGGTATCTATCGTTCTTGGTTGAAAGACTTAGTAGAAGTAAATGATATTAAGTATTTTAACTGGAAACCTGCTGGTGAGGTTGGTACAGATCAACTTGACAATTATGTTAGAAAATTAACTCCAGGTGAATTCATTCGCAAGCTAAATAAAAGGGACAAGACTTCATCATAAAATGTTAGACACCAACAGATCACCTCTACCAGACATGACCGATGCATATCGGCAGGTATTAGAAGGAAAGAAAAAGGATGCTAAGAAAGAGCGTTGGCAAGACGACGATGGTGATGGTAAGTGGTACGAAAAAAGTGATGTAGATGGTAAGATCTCCAAGAGGGAGAAGGAAGAGAAGAAGAAGAATCAAAAGGAAGAGGTTGAAACAACAGAGGGAAAAAAGATTAAGGAAGCATTTGCTTTCTCCGATGAAGAGTTTGAAGAACTTGCTCAACTAGGAGAAGAGATTGATGCAATGTCTGATGAAGAACTCGTCGATTTAATGATAGAGTCCATTCATGAGATAGCAGAAGACGATCAAGATCTTATTGAAATTTGTGAGCACTTGGAAGAGACTGAAGTATTAACAGAAGCACCATCAAAGCATTCTGCAATGCCTAATGTTGCTGTACAAGCACCTAAGAAGAAAGCACCTGAAAGAGATGCAGGATCAGAGGCACGTAAGAGATTACTATCTAAGAAAAAATCTCCTTCTCGTATGGAGAGACTTAAGTCTGCTGCTAAGAAAGCAGGAGCAGCAGTAAAGGCAGGTGTTAAGAAAGTAGGAAAGAAAGTAGTACAGACTGCTGGTAAAGTTGCTGGTGAGTTCTCTGCTGCTAAAGAAAAGCAGAAAGAAGTAGCAAAGTCTCGTACTACTACTAGTGATAATGCAAGCACTACTACTAGCAGACCTGATAGTGGTGGAAGTGATGGTGGCGGGGAGAAAAAGAAAGGACCAGGTTTACTCAGGAGAATTGGTGGTGCAATTAAGCGTGGTCTAAAGAAAGCAGTTGGTAAGACTGCACGTGCAGTATCAAAGGGATCAAACAAACTTGCTACTCGTATGGGTGAATCCTATGATGAGATTGCACATCTTTATGAGTCTAATCTATTCTCTATTGAAGAAATAGAAAATGTCATTCTTGAAAAGGAGAAGGAAAATGCTAAGCTTTAAAGCACTTAACGAGAAAAAAACTAAAATCAAGATCAATCCTAATCTTAAGGATGTGATGGAGAAATCTGATTGCGAATGTGATACTCACGAATCTCATGACAAGTGTGGAGATGATTGCAATTGCAATCCAGTAACAGAAGGAAAGAAAAAGGATGATACATACTTAGAGACCGACTTTAAGAAACGCCTGAAAAATAATGAGAAGGCGAGAAAGGAACTTATGAAAGGTCCGCAAATGAAAAACCCGCACTTGGAATCCTATGACAGTCAAGAAGAAGTTTCAGAAGAAAGCACAGAAGAGAGCACTGAAAATTCGATCTTGACCTTTAATAATTTCCAAGAAGCAACTCGTCTCAAGAAAGAGAAGGGTTACGACAAGGGTGGTAGTAAAGATAGAGCACTTAACTACGTTAAAACTAAGATCCGTAAGGAGATTGGTAAACCAGAAGGACAACGGAAGAAAGTTAAAGGTGCTAAGTCTGATGCTGGTACTGGAAAGTATAAGAGGAGAGCAGACGATAAGAAAGCATATGCTGCTAGAGCAAAGAAGGCAGGATTTAAATCCACTCAAAATTATACTGATGTCGTAGCACGATATGGTGGAGAAGATAACTATAAGAAAGGTAAAGGTCTAGGCACCTAAAGGTGCTATATAGAGTACCTATTCGGTACAAAATAATGATCAACTTTTTAATGCCCATTGCGATCAGTATCATCAACAAAGCAGTTGATAGGATACCTGATGATCTTGATTCTGTTATCAAAGATTTTGTTATCAAGTTGCTGAAGAAAGCAGCAGCTAAGACTGGTAACAAAGTAGATGATGAACTAGTTGTAGCACTTCAGAAGGCACTGCTAGAAAGTTAAGTTTATAAATACTCATACAGAATAATTTCGGAGATAGTTTACCATGCCATTATGGGGAAAAACCGCAGCTTCGGCCACTAACAAGCCCAAATGGCTGCCAGAAGACGAGAACTCAGACTACAATAAAGCGACAGTTTATGCTGACACAAGAGGTTGGGTAGTAGCACCTGGTACTGCCAACAGTGGTAGTGATAATGCTAATGCACAACCAGAAGTGTTAGCATGTATTGGTGGTCTATCGACAACTCTTGCTGCACCTACTGTAACTAAGATTCGTATTGTACAATCTACTATTGCAGCTGGTAGCAAGACAATTACTGCTGAGATTACATGGGATGAGAAGGTAACAGTTGCTGGATCACCTCAAGTTGTAATCGCTAACGGTAACCAAGGTACAGGTAGTGGTCGTGGACCTCACACTCTTACCTATACTGCAACTGGTTCAACTGCAAACAGGAAGCGTTTCACAGTAGCATCACAAACTGTTGCTGAGAATGATGTATTAACATTAGGTGGAGCAAACGTAACACTTAACAGTGGTACAATTACTGATACAGCAGACGGTTCAACAGCAGCATCACTAGTACTCAGTGGTTTGACAGCAGTTACACTAACAGTTTCAGCATAATAATATATGTTAATTGACGAACTGAATGAATCCAATTACATTCTGTTCGCCATTAAGCATTATGAGAATCCTTCCTGTATGACCAGGGAGGATTTTGATGAGGATATGAAACGCTTCAAGTATCTGAAAAGACTCTTGAAGCGTTATGTTCGAGGAGGTTCTTTAAGAACTCATCTTATTATCAATCATTTAATCATACTTTATAATGTTTTTGGTGAAGCAGCAACTCCCTTGCTCTTTTTTAAGATGGAGAGGGAGTATTGGAGTTTGATAAAAACTCTACTACTTTATTTGAATAAATATCCTATAGGAATGATGCCATCTTTAGAGGTGGATCCTGACTTAGAAGAAGAACTGGAGCAACTCTAATGAACGAAGAAATGATGACAGCGGGAACAGGAGGTTTTAGTGGCAGTGCTACTGCGACTGGACCTAATGCTGGATTCGATCCTGTCATGCGTATGAGAGCAAAGCGTAAAGATTTAAAGAAGTTGGTAGCACCAGGTAATAAGTTATCGGATGGTAAGAAAAAGGTAAAGGAGAGTGTGACTGCAGTAAATAAACTTGCCCCTAAGTCAAGTCTATTTCAATATAAAGTTTCTCTTCCAGAGATAGGATCTACTGTAGTATATGCTAGTAATCCAGCAGAACTAAGACAGAAGTTACGTTTGCTTATTAACTACAGATACCGTGGAGATATTACTATTGAAAGAATTTTACCTGGTGATGCTGGTAAGTTCTTCATGGATAAAAGACAGAAGCATTTGAAGAATGTTAAAGAGTCAGCTGATCAAGCAATAAAACAGCAGATGACTCGTCAGCAGATCGGTCTTGAGAAGAAGAAGTCAAGTGATAAGATTAAGCAAATTAGAATGGAGTTGCAAAAGAAAACTGCATCTCTTATGAAGAAGCAAAGAGCAGGTGGAGCACAGGCAACTGTAGATAAGTAATGTCCGAAATAAATGCAGCAATATTGGAAAGGTTAGAGAAGGTAGTCGACAAACTATCTGACAACTCCACCAAGATGGGGGAACTTCTTGCTGTTCATAATGAAAAGTTAGATAAACAGGATAGAATCGATGCTGTCTTGTTTGAGAAGGTAGATAGTGTTCATCGTGAAGTAAACCGTAGGTCAGAGGAGATAAAGAAAGGTTGTGAAAGAGATATCCGTAAGGTTGATGACCGCCTTAGAGTCATGGAAAAGAAAATGTGGACTATTTTTGGTGGTCTTAGTATTATATCTTTCATCGTTAGTCCAATCGGACAAGCGGTCATAAGAAACTTGACAGACTCACCTCCACCTGTTACTATGGATGTAGTAAACGTCCATCGTATTGTCTGAATTTGTTGATGCACATTACGTAATGCTTCTATCTGGCAGACTTGATAAGTTTGTTAAGAAGAAAGCAGACCTATACAACTTCCGTTGCCCTTACTGTGGTGATTCACAGAAACATAAGAACAAGGCAAGGGGGTATTTTTTTCGTCTGAAAGCAGATATGGTATACAAATGCCATAACTGTGGAGTTGGTAGGACGTTACCAAACTTCTTAAAAGATCAGGCACCAGACCTTCATGATGAGTACATCATGGAGAGATATAAGAGTGGCACAACAGGTAAAGGATCATATGTTCCTAAACCAAAATTTAAAAAACCTGTATTTAAAAAACAAGGAGAACTTGAGAAAGTTTCTGATCTAAATATAGAACATCCAGCATATCAGTACATCGTAGGACGGAAATTAGATCCGTCCTTATTCTATTTTACAGACCAGTTCTGTACTTGGGTTAACACTCAGAAACCTACTTTCTCTGGCATCAAAAAGGACCACTCAAGAATTATTATTCCTTTTATTGACGCAGAGAAAAAGTGGTTTGGATTTCAAGGAAGATCTTTAAATCCAAAGGATAAGATGAGGTATATCACGGTGATGTTAGATGAGAACAGACCTAAGATCTTCGGATTAGATAACATTAATGAAACAAAACCAATCTACATCACTGAAGGACCGTTTGATTCGACCTTCTTGGATAATTCCATTGCGATGGCTGGGTCTGACGTTGATCCTAGGTCGTATAATTGGAGCGATTATATTTGGGTTTATGATAACGAACCTCGTAACAGAGAAATCTGTGCAAGAATCTCCAAGTCAATCGACAGAGGAGATAAGGTAGTTATCTGGCCAAGTGGATTACAACACAAAGACATTAACGATATGGTTCTAGCTGGACAGGATGTGCAATCTCTGGTACAATCTAATACGTATCAGGGACTTGAAGCACAAGTTAAATTTACTAATTGGAAAAACACGATGACCAAA